AAAATTATAAGTCACTTTGTAAATACCATCATCATAACCATTATCTCGTAAATGTTGTCCAATATCTAAATCAATTTTACTACCATCTATATTTAACTCATCAACAGAAACATTAAAATATTCAAGTAATACACCATCTTCTTCAACGGCAACTTCTACATAATCAAGGGCCTTACCAAAATCAGCCCTTTTATCACTACGTGAAAAAAGTAAACCTTTATCTATGTCGGTTAAAGTATTTATCTTTGCCATTTTATCCTGACGAGTTGGCTGCATCTGCAGCTATCTTTCTTAATGCTTGTAAGGCTCTTTGTGTTGCTTCCCTCAACATTCGTATTCTTCTTTCTCTTTCTGTTTCTGGACGTGGAGGCACTGTATATTCAGTAAAATTTCTTTTTTTCTCTAATATAGTAGGTACTAATTGAGTTTCAACTTTAGGTGTAGAATTTTCAACACGAACTTGTTGCCAATATTCTTCCGTTGAAGTTCCATCACTATTTGCATAACTTACGAGATGATTATTTCCATCCCTTAAAGGATCAGTTCCTTGTAAATCATATCCACCAGAAGCTGCGGACACCAGAGCTCTATTTAATTGTTTTTCATTTTCTCTATCATCTGCATCTAACATATTTTGATATGTAGAAGATAACAAAGAAGCGCTCAAATAATTAGTAGCCATTACGACCTCACTACTTTGAATTCATATCCATCATCGTAAATCATTGAAACTTCATCTGAACCACTACCACTCACAACCTTTATTTGAAACCTATAATGTCTTTCGGGTTGAAACCCATCTAACCATAAATTAAAATAATTACCTGACGCATCACAACTCACAAGTGAACCTGTACTAAATGGAATTATAACTTCTTCTGTCCTTGCATCTTTTACAGAATAATAAGTACCTTGTCCCATTGCAGTACTTCCACTTGGTAAATATTTTACAGTAAGTGCTGCAGGTGTTGTAGAAAATCCTCTTTCAGGATATAACTCACGACCAACAAATCTAAATCTCGCCTTAGACTTCTCTCTATACTCAGGTCGTAAATTTTTAAAATAAACAGTTAGATTATCTAAATCAGATGCAGATATTGGTGCAAGAGTCCCACTAGCAAAACTTGAATCATCCCATTCTACTTCTAACTTGGGTGAATAAATTGTATGTGATTCTCGTGAAAAATATTTTAGATTACCCAACATAGTTGTGTTGTGTTCAGCCGAACCCGTTGCTGTTGTTGGATCAAATATAGAATGTAAACTTTGAGATGTTGGTACATTTTCTCTTTTTACAATAAATCCCTCATTTGGAAAAGTAGAACTTGAATATATCTGGTTTTTAACTAAATCAGATACGTCCATTCTTATATCACGAGTTTCATAAATCAAATTATATGATGCAGAAACATTATATCCACTATTCAAACTGGAAGTAAACCAAGTACCACCTTGTGTATCACTACCACTTACCCATTGTGTTTTTGTAGTATCGTTATCACGATATTTCCAACTTGCCCCATCACTTAATACTGGGTCTCTTAGAAAAGTACCTGTTCCATTATCCCAACTTTGACTTACTATATATGCATTTAATGTCTGAGAAACTGCCAATTCTGTTGATGAAGCATCATATAAATTTAAATAATATTTGGCACTACTTGGTATAATACCGTCTTGAATTGACTTAGAAATATAACTGTAACTAAATTTTATCAATATACGTGATACATCTACTTCAGTACCAGCATCATTTACTTTTTTCTGAACTTCTAAAATTTCATCTAAACCTGTATTAATAGAAGAACTAACTGTTCCCTCATAAATTGTTGTATCTGCTATTGGGTATTCGAAATAAAACATTAAATATCTCCTACTACTCTACCCTGAATATCTGTACTTGGGTACTTAACTTCAAATATACTTGGGTCTAATGATGGATAAACAATACCATCTTTGGTTGCTGAATTTATATCATAAACATAACCAGAATATCCATTTGAAACTCTAAATTTATTTTCTATCAATACCATCAAATTTTGGGGATTATCTTCTTTAGGTGGAACAACACTTGCAACACCATCCACTAATGAAATCTTATATGCTATATCACTTGTAATAATTGGTTGGTTGAATTGCCATTTCTCTATATCAAAATGTTTCTTCACCACCTCTATACAATTAAATAATACTTCATTTTTATTATGTCCTCGTTGAGTAATGATTGCAAATTTAACTCCAATATTAATCATATATCCATCACGAATATTTATAGCATCTGTCATCAACCTATATTGTGATATATAATTTTTTACATTTTCTTTAGTAGCCTTATTCAATCTTACTAATTTTTTATTTCTATCAAATCCCAACATATATAAATTTAAAGCTAAGGGATTTGGTATTTTAGTAAGATTTGTAACCTCTGTTGCTGATCCATCTTCACCTATTACTACTTGTTCATTTCTGGACAATGCCTCATCTTGTACAATATAGGCCTTAGCTATATTACCATACTTTTGTGGTAATGAATAAACTCTTGTGATATAATCTTCCTTAGTAACTGCTCTGTTTTGTGAGTTAAAATACGACAACGTATTTTCTCTAATTTCTTGATCTGTTTCACCACCCGAACCCCCGGTTGCAGGTTCTCTATTCGTAACTGTCAAACTATCTTTTGTGGTAGTAACGTTACCTGAGACTAATCCAGTTTCTTCAAGTGTCCAACTAACTTCTCCATTATTTATAATTTCATTTGAACGTGCATTATCTTGAACTGAACCACCATAAGTATACGTTACAGTCAATGTAGTATTACTTGGTGCCAATCCAAATGTTCTTGTCTTTAAAAAATTACTTGGATCATATGAAGTATCAAGTTTAGACAATCCTGTTGCTAAGGAAGAACCAACGTTATCTGGATTTGGAATTATCTCTTCATCAGGATTATTACTAACACCCGAACCAAATCTCAATTCTGTTTTTCCATCGCTACGAACATATTTTGTAAATCTACGAGAAGTTTTTACTAATTTTAATAAGTAAGGTGTATCATTTGAATACGTTGCTAAATCTGGATCGTTATTTGTGGTATTTTGTGCCGATTCAAATACAGTATCTTGAGCTAAGAATGGAACTTCATACCACTTGTTTCCATCACTATCCGTTACTGAAACTATTTCTATAACTTTACTATTACCAAGTGAAATTGTATCAAATGATTGAGCTCCTCCAAAAGTATATTCTTCTGAAGTTTTCTTACCAGATTCTACAATTCCATTTTTTGTAAGTCTATAGTAAGTTGGGATATTATCTGCATAATCAGAAATTGAAATAGACATTTCATCCAATGATGAAGATACTGCAAAATTAACATCATCCATCAATCTAAATTCACTATGATCCGAAGCAAAAATACTATCAGCATTTAATATTGGTGCGTAATCTAAATTAGGTCTATAATTAATATCATCTGAAGTAGTTGCTGGAACTTTTACACTAAACTGACAAGTTGCAGTTGCAACATGAGATAGTTTTGGGACATATCCCATTGATTGTGCTATTTTAAAAATATTCTTTTTCTCTTCTGCAGAATGTATCAATGATTCTCTAAATTGATTATCAACATAATAATTCAAAACATCACCGACATATGCTGCCATCTCGATAAACATCATACCTGGTGAAGCTTCATTGAAGTCATTATATGTATTTGGAAAATATGATTTAGCAAATTCAACAAGATTTTGTCTTATTGCAGTAAAATCTCTACCAAGATATCTTATCTCTTTTGAAATTGATTTTTTATTTGTTCCATAATCTGGCATTTTATATTCCTACATTAAAATTAAATGTTATAGTTTCTACGGCATCTGGATCTTCAACATTTACTGTATATTCAATTGATAATATTATTTTATTATTATCTTGTTCATCTAAAGATACATATACATTTTGAAGAGTTATATATGGTAGCCAAGTTGCAACTGCATCTCTAACTGCTTCTTCAATAATATCTGAAGTATCTTCCTTAATAGGTTCAAATATAATTCTATTTACATCACATCCAAACTCTGGTTGGCCAACTCTCTCACCTTTACCTGTCAGAACTAAATTTTTTATATTACTAAAAGCTTGTTCTTTAATGGTTTTAGATTGATTAAAATATCCCATAGTTCCATATTTAAATGGAAGTGTTACTCCTACAAATATATCATTATTTTCATTAATCTCTCTAACGGTTGCCATTATTTACCTTTTTTGTTTATCACTTTCATCAAATCACTATAATCTCTTGTCATAGCATTTACAACATCTTCTGGTACTTGGTCTACTGATAATCCAGCTTCTTTAATAGTTTTAACTGCTCCAACTTCTCGGGCCACTTCTTCATTTCCACCAACCATATCACCATAACCCATGGCCTCTGCCATTCTTGAAGTATCAAAAGGTTGTCCACCTAAATCTGGATACTCATCAAATTCACCATTACCAACACCATTATTTCCTTCGATCCCACCAACGGTTTCATTTAAAATTTGGTTCAAAGTTTCATTAGAAGTAAAACGTTGTTCTTTCTTCTTACGAACTGGTTTTCTAATAGGTTTAGATTTTTTTGAAGATACCGCAGAGGTGCGTTGTTCCTTAATAAGTATCTCATTCATTTGTTTTTTAACTTCTCGTCTAACTACATTTTCAATAATTTTTACGAGTTGTTCTTTCTTCATAGTAACTCCTATATTGTTTTTACTTTTTTACTTAAAATATTTTTTGTTTCAGGCAATGTTAATATTCCTGTTGATATTGCTGTTTTAGATCCTGCTTCTTGTGCTAATGCATTTGCTCCATCTGATATTACCTTTATAATCCCATCTAATAACTTTACTAATTCATCACCTTTTACTACAGGTTCTAAATCTTTAATTCCACCTAATTTTATTTCACCCGACTGTGGTATTTCAATAACAGTATCACCAACTGCTCCTATAGAAATATCACCACCACTCATTATTCCTATATTACCATTTAGTTTTGAATTTATTTTTATTTGTTTACTATCTATAAGTATTTCCGAACCAGTATTATTGTCAAAATTTTCGATTTGTGATATAAATGCCGGTGTAAATTGTGGTTCAAATTTTGGATCATTTACAGGTGTATTTTTTGAAAGTCTTATTGTAGAATCATCTCTATCCACATCTTCAACATTACTTCTACGACCTGCACTCAAATGTATAAATGATGATTTTTTATCTATGTAACTATCGTCATCTTAG